TAAAAAACACAAACCCACGCCCTTGCGGCTCACGCTTGAAAAAATGCTCAAGAAAGCCTTGCGCGTGCAGGGTGAAAACGAACGAGAAAAAGAACGGCTGGAATGGCGTCAAGGACTGATTGAAAAAGAAGAATTAACGCTTGCAAGCCTAAGAGCCGAAATAATTGAGTGGCATCAACTAAAAGTCACGCATTCAATATTTTGCAATGCAATTAAACATGAGCTTGCGAAACCAACTGAAGAAAATATGCTTGGAAACATTCAAAAAGCTTATTCCGATTTTCAAAAACGTTTACACGCTATCAAAGGAAAATGGTGAATAAAATGATTCACGAATACAAATGCACACATTCATTTGACGGTGATAACGACTACGACCTTGTGATTACTTACACCTACAACCCCGGCTCGCCACCCACCGGCGCGTCATACAGCAGCGGTGGCGACCCCGAAGAATATCCCGAGATTGATGTGCTGACGATAACTGTGGATGGCATCAAAGCCGGTCTACAACAGTGGGACGATGTGATTGAAAGCGAACGGCTGTACAACGAAATGTCGGCCCATGCCGTCGATTGCATCGCCGACGAACAAGCTGCGGCTGAAGAATACCGCAACGAACTGAGGAGAGATTAAAATGAAAGTAACAATGCCCCCAGGTGTCTATATCCTTGGTGATCCCTGTTATGTGATTCCAGAAAACATGTGGGACGACTTTTGTGAATCAACCAAGGGCTACAATTACAAGAGATTAGAACACGAAGGCCACACGGCTATGGCCTTCGGAACCGACCACGGAGATGGCGTTTTTTACGACCAACAAGGCCGCGAGTATGGCGTGGATGCTGGCATGATCGGATTGGTCCCGGCGCTGTGGGCCAAGCCGCGTCATCCGCTGGACCGCTCAAAGCCCGTGCAGATCACACTAACCAAACCTACTAAATGCAGCCGCTCAGACAACGGCACGTTGACCTTTGGCGACATAAAAATTGTGACGGGGCTTTCGTTATGAAAGACCGCACCGCAATTCAATGCGACCTATCGCCCGAAATTCTACGCCGTTTTACAGAACTGCGTAAGAAACTTGGCATGTCTAACCGCGCTTTGTTGGAACGCATACTGCTGGAGGCTCTGCCGCGCTGGGAACTAGTCACGCTGCCGGGAGACGAACAATGAGCGTCACGAACCAACGATTTATGTTTTGCATCAACTGCGCCCATGCCGTCTGGCCGCAACACGAACTGGGCTACTGCGGCCACCCAGACGCACGCAAATCAATCACATCCGAATGTCGGGATGCCCTCGGCGCGTGCGGCCCGAACGCAAAACTGTACATGGAGATGCCAGATGAAAAAACTATATGAACGCTTTTTAGAATACCTCATCAACCGGCTGCGCGGTCCCTGGCTGGATGCCGTTCCGCTCCCGCCGCATGTTGCGAACCTGAAACTAAACCCTGAACTGCTGCTGGTGCATTTAATCAAAACAACGAATGGAACTGGGCGATAAAAATGACAATCCAACAAAAGAAATTTACGGCCTGGTGTAAGGCCACCGAGCTAACCCGCGAACAAACTGCCGCCGTGTTTGGCTGCGACCTGCGGACCATCTACCGCTATTTGTCTGGCACGACAGAACCGCACGGCGGTGTCATGCGACTGCTGGAAGTGTTTACACGCTTCCCCGATGTCCAGGCTGAGATGATTGAGAAGCACACTCACTAGAACGGCGCGGCGTCTTTCAGGCGGTAGATCGTCTTAGGTCTGCCGCCCGTTTCTTTGATGACTTCAATCAAATCCTCAGAACCCATTAGCGCCTTGAGTGTCGTGTCCCTGTCGCGGCCTAAGAACAACGTCTGTTTATACAGCCTGGACTTATCAATCGACCCACCCGCCTTACGGACTATCTCGATCACACGCTTGCTAAAATTCTCTGCGGCGTTGTCGCTGACATAACGCTCGACACCATCCACTAGCTGATTGATTGACCTGTCTACAATGGCTCGGGCGAACTCTACATCGTAGGTGTTGATGATCGGGTTTTCGGGGTCACAGCCGATGGCGTGGATCATTGCGACCTTGATGGTCAACTCGTCGCGCCGCGCCCAGAACGATGTAAACGGTGTGCCTTCCAAAGCCCTCAACTTTTTGGTTGTGTCTAGCTTCATGTCTTTAATCATCTTGGTAGCGGCATCGTCGTATGAAACGTGCATTAGCTCTGGCGTATGACTGCCATCCAATGCGGATGCAATGCCGCCTATGCCCTCGTTTATCCGGGCTAACAGATCAATCAACTCGACTGGCGGGTCTTTCTCTGGCGCGTTTTGATCGTCGGGGTAATTCTCCTCGGATTCAAAGACCAAGAACCGCGCCAGCGAACCGTCTACCGCGTTGCTGCTTTCCAGAGCCTTCCAGAAGTGGCTTGGGACTGTCGTGCCGTAGACCGACAAACACGGCTGGACGATTTCCTGCCGGGGGCGGTCCCGTTGGTCGGCGTACTCGATGCCGTGGTACGTCAAATTGCTGGAGGTAAACAACTCGGTCATGTGGGACATAATCTCGATCAGATGCTTCGGTCCGCGCTTGTCGAGCATGGCACCCAGAAACATCCCGAACTCGTCGATCTGGAACAGAATGGACGGGCTGCGGTGCAGGGCACTCAACAAGCCCGAGCCTGACGCGATCTTGGACCCGCCGATCTTCTTCTCGGCTCCCAGAAAGTCGCTGAAAAGCCGGTCTATGATCTGGCGGCTATGGTTCTTGCCAGCGCCCGAATCGGCCAGACTGATGGCGAACAGGTTGGTACGCAGATTGGACGGGCTGCGGTACTTGCGCCCTGCCAGCGTCCCAATGGCGCACAAGGCCGCTGCCAGGGCCAAGATTGGCTGGGGACGGATGGAGGTTTCATTGATGTACTGGGTCAGCTTGCCGACAGCGCCTTTTGGCTCCAGGGAGCCAGACTTGCGTTTACACGGTGCGGCCACTGACTCGGCCTTCTTCCAGGGCGCTACAGGCGCGACCTTGGCCGGGGGCGGCTCAAATACCTTGGCGTCAAAGACGGCCTCCTGGCGCATCCCCAGGGCATCCTGTAGCCATGCCGTAGCCCCATCGAGGGTTGCCCCGGTCACGGCTATAACCAAGTCTATGGCGGTCATACCAGTATCCCTGGCGAAATCCCTTATGCCGTCTGGGGTGATACCGATATTGGCCCCATCGCCGTCCCGCCAATGGGCAACGGCCCTATACCCGCGATTAGCCCCACGTTTGGCGTCTGGGATTAGCCTTAGTACCCAATTATCTAAGTTTAACAACGCGGTATCATTGATATCACGCCAAAAGCTATCATTGTCGCCTTGCACGGGAGTTTGGATAGCTTTGCCGTTAACAGCCTGTTTTTCTACCTTAGATTGGAATGGCTCCAGGGCTTTTGCAATTCTATCGTGTATGTCGTGGGGTAATTCTGGCAACTCAGAGGCCGTTAAATCCTCCAAAGTGTCGGGGGTCAGCCAGTGATAACTCATGCCCTCGGGGTGGATGGACGGCGGCAGGACCGTCTGCTTGCCTTGGGCCAGCACCTCAATCACCGAAACGCCATCCAGCAGGTACTTCTTGCTGACCACCGCGAAGCCCCTGTACATAGCCGTATAGCCCTTGGCACCCATCTTTTTGACCGGGGACGGCGGCAGACACGCCTCCAACGCGGCACGGACTTCTGGGCTACCGTAGTCAAAGTCTATGGCGGTGACGTTGCTGGCTCGACCCAAGGCCAAACAGATCGACGGGCTAGGCCACTTGGCCCAGATGTCCAACTGGAACTTGGTTGGTGCTTTATCGCAGAACCGCTGCCATTGGTTCATACCGATCCACTGGTTGCCCTTGAACTCGCCGGGACGCTTCTCTCCAGGCATGATGGGTATAACCGAGTACCCCCGCTCTACGAGCCGGGTTGCAGTCGTGATGAAGTCGGTCATTCTTGCCCTATAACCGTTACGATTAATTGAGGAATCTCGGCGTACTGCTTGGTAGCTGTCAGCTTAACGATCTGCGAGTCATCGACGACGACAATGCCGTTCATGCCGTCGAGGGCTTTAACAATGTTATCTAGGTCAGGCTTAGTGATCGGCTTGATTTGTCCCGCAATGGCCGACAACCGCTTCTTAAACGACCATGAGGCTGGCACCATCATAAACGCCTCCACGACAACTTCAACAGGCCCACCAAGCGGCGGCATGTTTTTCATCGCCTCGGCTGCGTAAGCCGACACCTGATTCTCATACCGGCGCGTCTTCTCTGGCGTGTACGAACGCACATGACCACCAAATGTAGATATCCTGGCGCGTCCCTTCGCTACAGGTTGTCCCGGCACGGTGAAGGTAACGACTCTCACGAATAGAAGTCCTGCGCCTTCACTTTTCCCCTTGTTGCCTTCTCTATAGCCAACATATGTTCTGAACGCGGTATACGCTTGTCATCATCCGTAGATGTCCACCTGTGTATCGCGCTGTCTGAAACATCAATCATAACGGCGAACTCACGATTGGTGAGCTTCTGCTGGTCAAGCCATTTTCTTAATTTCATATAAACCTCCGTTGTAGAGAAAATAGTGTTTGACAGAACCAAGACGACTTGGCAATCTCCTTTTTGCCAAAGCGTAAACATAACCACAACCAACGAGGAAACCATGAACTTCAAACCAAAAATGTTTTCTAACCGTACTGTTGAAGACGCCGCATCAGATTGGATGGATGCAAAGAACGAAGAGATTGCGGCAAACAAGCGCCGCATTGAAATCGAGGAGGAGATTCTCTCCTTCCTCACATCAAAGACTGAAGGCAGCGAGTCCCATCAGATCGGACCATACAAGGTCACGCTCACTGGTCGCCTCAACCGTAAGGTTGAATGGGATATGTTGCCGAAGCTCGGTATCCCAGAAGACATGCTGCCGTTTAAACATACA